ATAGAAAGAATGGTGCAAACAGATACTTTGCAAATTTTATTCCAATACGTTCAGCAACAGTAAGTTTCTTGTCCATTGCTTCTATTTAGTAACAGTTTCGTATACTTCCTTCCAGTTCTTTACTTTCTTTATGTTATCGTGCTTGAAACTCATATTATGTCCGTGTTCCATCAGTATGGGATTTAGTCCTGCTCGTAGTCCTGCAAGTGCATTCTCTGGTTTGTCCTCAATCCACCAACATTCTGTATCCTTGTATTCAGCCAGTGCTTCATCCTTGTCATCGCCCGTTCCTAGTATGATAAACTTTTCAAATGCTGTCTTGCCAAACAGTTTACGCAGATTCATCTTGCGTAACTTACCCGCATTGTTGTCCTCACTTAGGCTTGTTATGCAGTGGAATACGTATCCGTGTTCTTCGTGCAGTCTTTTCACATAGAACATTGCATCACGCAGTGCTGGTAGGAATCCAATGTGTGCTGAGTTGTTGAATATCTTGATCAGTTTCTTGACCTGTTCCTTGGAAATGCCATAGCGTTCTCCCATTTCATAAACGAACTGATAGCCCTTTACTCTTTCAAAGCCCTGCTCGCCCATCCATACGTTGAATGCCCATTCCCAATCCAATAGCACGCCATCTGCGTCTACCAGTATAACCTTATCTTTCATCTATACCAACTTTACTATGATGTAAATCTGCAAACCTAAAACAACGATTGGAACTATGGTTCTGATCAATTCCATTGTGTGATTGAACTCGTCCAATTTTCTTTCAAGTTTATTTCTTCTATTTTTCATACCTGTATTATACAACCTTTAGTATGAGATGTCAAGCAAAAAGAAAGGGTGCCAAAATTGACACCCTTCCTCTCCTTATAGTCTATTATTATTATTCGCTATGCGGTTCTTACTATCTATTCATCCCGTAATAGGGAACTTTAATAATGTACTTTCTATTACTTGTTTTTGTTGATGAAGTCGTAGAACTTCTCAGCAGTTTCTAGCACGTGATCAACACCAGGAACTTCTGGCATTCCCACTTTGCTTACTACTTCTCCGGTCTTTTCATCACGCTTTTGTGTGATTTCCCAACCCATCCATTTTTGCGAGAACTCAAATTCGTTCCACGCTTTTGCCATATCAAGAACCTGTGTGCGGATCTCGTAACCATTCTTATTGAACGACATTTTTGGCATTGCTTCTTTTACTTTTGATTGAACATACTCAGCGCCTTGCTGAATATTTTTTTCGACTTGATCGAATGTAGACATATTGTTTCTCCTCTGTGTGTGTTTTAATGTGTCTGTGTTACATCTTTACGTAACAGTATTAATGTAACACAGGTATTTATATCTTGTCAACTACTTTTTTGAAGGTTTTGGATTAGAAAGATAGTCTGCTTCTTCGTCAGTCACAGGCCACCAATTACAAGTATTATTCATTATAACATTCCTCCCCAGAAAGATGCAACGATTGCGAAGTATCCTACTAGGACTCCAAAAATAATTGTTAAAGGCACTGCAACATCTAAAAAGTTCTTAAGCATCAGCGTGTCCTTTCCAAAAAGCAACCTTGTGACCTCTCATATAATGATCACCCGGCTCATAAGATGCTTTGGCTTTCTTTACTCTTTCAAGTCTACGGATAGCCTTTTTACGCTCAACAGTTTCTTTAACACCATTAAGCATTAAACTTTTTGCTGCTTCATAATGTCCTTGAGTAGCAAGTTGACTTGCAGCTCTAGCATAGCCTGCTGATACACAAGCATTTTTTAGTCTTTCCCATAATAACATTTTATATCTCCTTTGTGTGTCTGTATGTGTTAATGGATTCTTTTATACCCGAACGGTCCGGTAACGACCTGGCGCCTATCAAGTTCCCTGATCCTACGTTCCAAATCAACGTGGTCAGAAGCACGAGACAGATACTCTTCGTCCCAGTTGCGTTCAGTATATGTGAATAGTTTTTTAAGGAAGGTAAGCATTTAAGCGACCTCCTTACGGACATAACTTGGTCCGTTTAGTTCTCTATGGTTAGGTGCTCTACCGTTATGATCTAACATAAAGCGATAGGCATACTGCCAATCTTTTTTGTATTCAGTTTGGGCCCAAGTCAAAAGATCATTGCGGTGTCTATCAGACATACCGCGTTTCATCCAAGACATCAGACCACTTAATTTTAAGTGTGCCATTTTATCTCCTTTGATGTATGGATGCTTGAGGAAAGCAATACCCCGGAACTTCCCCGGCGGTGCAACTGCCTTTGGCAGTCGTCAATCACTTGTGAGGCGTGGATAACGCCCTAGTCTATCCTAGTGTCTGTGAGTGAAATAGTGCAGGATCACTGTCCTATTCCCCTTTATTTATACTAATATAATGCATTGCAGCAAAAAAATCAACCTATTTTTGTGCAATTCAGTGTTGCTTTTTTTGCATAACTGTGTCAACTTAAAGTTGACGATATCAAACGTATTGACAAACAATTCTAAAGACTGTATATTAATTGTGTAAAAAGGTTAAATACAAGAAGCATTACTAGGGAACAAAATGAAATTTAGAACTAGATCAATATTACAAGAACTTAATGAGATTGCTGAGCATAGGGATACCGAGCGACTAATAGAAAGTCGTGCCACAAACATCATTAATAGCGCAATTAACCTCATTGAAAGTATTCGTAGCAATTACGATGCTGAAACAGCAGGTGATCTTGAAAGACGTTTTGTTAACAGTATAAAAGGTGCAGATGCTAGTAAGTTTAATAGAGGCATCAAAAAAATTATAGAATCTAAAAGGTCAGGAAAGTAATGTCAGGAAACGAATTATTAAACGAAGGTGGTAATATTTTTAAAGATCCTGAAGGTAAGCCTGCCACACAAAGAATTCAAAAAAACGATATTATTCCAACTTTACAATGGTTGGAGGGCATAGTTGATCTTGAACTAACAGATAATATGCTAGGAACTACTGGTAAGAAAGCAGACAGTGGCGATATCGATGTTGCTGTTGATTCTACTAAAATTACAAAAGGAGACCTTGAACAAAAACTAAGTGAATATGTTGAAGAACTGAATGGAGAACCTAAACAGTGGATACGCAAGTCAGGCATCAGCGTACATTTTAAAACTCCAATCAAGGGTGACCAAGCAAACGGATTTGTTCAAACAGACTTTATGTTCGGAGACCCTGAATGGATGAAGTTTAGCCTACAGGGAGGCGGGGAAGGAAGCGCATTCAAAGGCGTTCATAGACACATCCTGCTTGCCAGCATAGCGAAAACTAAAGGTATGAAATGGTCAGCAAACAATGGTTTAATAGATAGAGAAACAAACGAATTAGTTACAAAGGATCCTAATCAAATTGCAAAACAATTATTAGGACAAACTGCAACACCTTCTACTTTAGATTCAGTTGAAGGCATAATAGGATACATTAAAAAATTACCAAACTACGAAGAACTAGTTGCAGATGCAAGAGAAACATTTGAAAAAGATGGATTAGAACTTCCTGATCCAAAGAAAGTAGAAAGTTTTCAACCTGGCACAATAGGTTGGATGAGACAGATGATTGATATTGTAAATGAAGATTAGTGAAGTGTTAGATATCAGATACAGTGCTTTTGATAAACCTGGCAAGATGCACAAGATAGGCGATGTATATGGTAAAAAGAATTTAAACATTCCACACGCAAAATATGTGGACAAAACAGATAGACAGAAAAAGTTAATTAAAAAATGAGAGCATATCAATTTATAACAGAAGCAAAACAAGTAGGCAGAGAATTTAATCACCTAGAAGATCTTGTGTTTACCAATCCAGACGATGGTGCTAAACGTGCTGTCCAGATTCTTAAAAATATGGAACAGGATGCTTCCGATGTTGCTGTCAAATGGGACGGTAATCCTACAGTGTATTGGGGACGTGATGATGACGGAACATTCCGATTAGTAGGCAAGAATAACTGGGGAAGAGAAGAAGGCAAGTCAAGTAGTGCTGAAGAATTAGAAAAGTTTATTCTAAGCAGAGGCAAAGATGAAGACTGGCGTCCTAAGTTTGCAAAAGATATGGCAGACCTATGGCCTATTTTTGAAAAAGCAACTCCTGCAGATTTTAAAGGTTATATCTATGGTGACTTGTTATATCATCCAGGCAAACCTTATAGTGGTTCAGATGGAAGAGTTTCATTCACTCCAAATCAAACTACCTATAATGTAAAAGTTGATTCTCCTATTGGAAGAAGAATAGCAAAGAGCAAGATTGCTGTAGCAGCACATAATTCATATGAATACTTTGGAGATAAATCCGGCTCCCCTATCAAAGATGTAGAAGCATTTAATGGCACTCCAGATCTTGTTGTACTGGGACAACAATATGTAAGTAAGGCTCCGGCTGTTAACGCAGATAACCTAGGCAACATAGAAAAAGTTGCACAGAGATCACAAGCAGCAATTAAAAAGTTTTTTGAGCCTATTAAAGGACTCAGCGATCTAAATGATATATTCTACACGTTTGTAAATCAAATGAGTCGTGCTAAAAAACTAGACAGTCTTAACACTAAGAGTTTTTCAAATTGGCTTCAAAATTCGAAGGTATCAGCCAACAAACAGCAAAAAATTATAAATATGATTAACGAACAACCACAAACTGTTTCGGATATATTTTACTTGGTAACAGAACTAATGAAAGCCAAGAACGAAGTTATAGACGAATTAGATCAAGCAGAGGGTGATGTTGTTGCTACAACGGGTGGCAAGCCAGGCGGAGAAGGCTATGTCAAGACCAAGGACAAGGTAAAACTAGTGCCTAGAGACCGTTGGACGCCTTTTAGAAGCGAGTAATCCGTCAAAATCCCCAAAAAACACACCATAACTCCTAGATTTTAGCATTTTGGATAAATACATTTGCTAACAAAAATAGCGGCTCCGGAGAGGAGTTAACATTATAGAGGAGAAACATAATGGCTGATTTAAGTTCATTTCATCAAACGTATGACAATGCCGGTACAGGTATTGACGCATCTTACTTAGATGCAAACAAAAAAGCAATTTCCCCAGGAAATGGTATTGCTGGTAGAACAGTTATTGTTTCTGTATTAGGTACAGACGACACTAACGTTACTCAAGCAGAACTAGACGGTGTTATCCGTGGTATCACTTACGGTGAAACTGCTGGTTCACCAGCAACTACTGATGCATTCACAGTAGTTGGTGTTTCTGGAACAGTTGCTTCTGGAACAATGTACCTAATGTTAAATGGTACTGGTACTGTTCAAACTACAAAAGGTGACTACCACACAGCAACTACTGTTGCAGTTGTAGCAAACTTTGACGGTTTACAACCAACATCATAATAGTTTTTAACTAGTATGTAAAGGGCGGGGAAGAAATTTTCCGCCCTTTTTTTATGACCACTAAATAGTTCAGTATGACACGATTCAATATCACAACCACTGTTGACATTACTGTTACTAATCCTGATAGAGATGAAACTGATCAGGTTAGGCTAGGACAACAACAAAACTTTAATTCACTAATACAAGGTATAGGAATACGATCCAACTTGACCTGGGAAAGAGAGCCTCAAAGAATTGAAACTGACGGCGAAGCAAAATGGCATTGGCAGTTTGATGTTGAAAGCGTAGATGTATTCCGTAAAGGAGATGACCCAGCAGGATTACTGCTTGACGATCTACAGGGAATACCTGTAATACGAAATCTTACAAATACAGCAACACTAGAAAAGCCTGTGTTTTTTACAAGAGGCGAAAATCAAAACATTTGGATCGGTGCAGCCTAGTTCACCGATAGTATTATCATTTCCTTATAGACATTAAATAGTAGTATGAACAGATTGTATTACAACACAATAATGATGAGCACTATATTTTTTATGGTGTTTGGCTTCCTGTTATCTCTATACGGACTACACGTTGATGCCCACAACATAGTATATGTTGGCGTTAGCATAATGAGTGGTGTATGTGCCGTGTGGTGGTTTTGGGTAATGTTTGTGATCAAGGATATGTTTATTAGGGTAGAAAAGGCAGCAGACAAAATGGTGGAAGTTAAAGAAGAATTAGGTGGCATAAGGGGACTTATTGCCAAACTATTTGAACGTCAAGATGATAAATAAACATATAAGGCAACAACATTAAGGCTATCTATAAAAACGCATTAGGCCAACTCAGAGTTTACTAATTGCCCCTGGAGTAGGGGAGTTTTTGGAGAATATTAGATGGCAACACAGCCAACAACAAGTTTAGAAAAACAAAGTCTAGAAGCACACGTTGATCTGTGCGCTCTTCGTTATGAGCAACTAGATACACGTATGACTAACTTAGAAACCAAAGTAGACAATATACATAAAGACATCACGCAAGGACAGAAAGGTTTAACCAAAGTTATCATTGGTACTACAGGCACAGTAATTGCAGCAGTTCTTTCAGTTGTTGTTACTATAATGCTCAAGATGTAAGCACTCACATTATTAATTGTTTAAATATAGGCCTAAGGGGCCTTTTTTTATGAGTGACGTTTCGAAACGTTTTGAACAATTAGTTAAATCGACCTACAAGAAATTCTTGGATCAAGGCACCATCTTGCCCGTCAAGACCCAAGAAGGAATCCAAGTAGGTGATGTGCTAATAGCAACAGACGGTCCGCTAAAAAATATCTATAAAAACAAAGAACTTTTTTATAAAGAAATAAGTTTAAATGCTGTGGCAATAAGAATTGCCAATTTACTTGCCTGGAATAAAAGCCAAAAACGATGTGATGAACTATACAAAAAAGACTTAGAGTACAGCCGTTATTACATAGACAGCAAGATCTTTATAGATAATTACCATAGAGCACTTAAAGCAGGAAACGAAACAAGGGCTGAAATACTATGGACAAGGTACGAAATAGCCAAAGAAAAAGCAATATGGGCCAAGCAAGTAGCAGAAGATTTGGCTGCATTTGAATAAATATATTATACAATCTGGGATAGGAAAATGAAAACACAAGATCTTTTTAAAATTAAAGCAGAAAAAGTCAATGAGTCTTTATACAAGGCTTTTGGCAAAAAAATAGATTTTAGCACTTTTGATGCAACAAAATTAGAAGATGCTAGAAACAAACTACGTACACAAATTTCGCAAGTGCGTAGCAATTCATCTTTCAACGAAAACTTAGAAAATGATGCATATCATCAAGCTCAATGGATGCTAGATGCAATTAATGCAGAACTAGCAGAAAGAGAAGAAACTGCAATTAACAACCTTGAAATTGACGAAGTATCTAATATCCCAGAAGATACAGAGGCAAACGGAGACGATATGGAACATAAAGTTACAGAAGGTGAAGTTCAACAAGCCAGTGCTATTGTAACAGCAAAGACAATGGTTGATAGACTAAGCCGTTTTATTGAAGAGATTTCTTCAATGGAAAATGAAACACTATTACAATTAGGTGATTCAATTAGAGATGAAATAGGTGCAACAGAATCTAAATCATTTATCGAAGCAAGTGCTCCAGCAATTCAATCAGCACTTGAAACCCTCAAAGCATCACGTGAAGCACTTTCAGGTGCAGTGGGTGTACTTGCAGGTGAAGAAACATCTGGAGAAATGTTAGGCGCCGAACCAGAAGAAGGTGGAGCAACTGATATGGCAGAACCAGCAGCAGATGCAGAAGCACCAGCGGCTGAACCAGCAGCAGATGATTTTGCAACAGCAGAACCAGCAGCAGGTGGTATTGAAACTGCCGGACGTGAAAAGCGTGAATCAATAGACTACGAAGGTCGCTTACTTAAGACACTGGCAGGTTAATTATGAAACTCAATGAGTTTGCTAAAGACGATAAACTCGACGAGTTGATTGGCACATTAGCCAAAGGAGTTGGTGGACTAGCCAAAGGTATTGGTAAAGCCGCAGTAGCAACAACCGCAGCTCTTGATCAATCAAGTGGTACTTCCGCAGATATACGACAAGGCGGCGCTCTTAGAGGCGGAGCAAAGTTAGGCAATCCGTCTGCAAAAGATTCAAATGCCCAATCCCAAGCAGAAAGAAACAAAGAAATCGCTGCTAATCAAAAAGAAATGCAAGATATGATTAGGGCTAAAGAAAAAGAAATACAAGAACTAAGAAAACAAATGTCTGAATTGCAGAGGCAACGCTAATGAGGTTTGTTGAATTTGCTCCTGATCAATTAATTGATAGATATGTTGTTGTATTAAAAAACCTCATAGGTCGTGCTTCAAGCAAAAAGGTTCCTGCAAAATTTAATTGGGCAGGATTAAATCAAATACTAAAATCTAACGATGCTTCCTTAGCAACTGACTATGAAACATTTAAAGCAATGTATGATAGTTCACCTGCAATTCAAAATCTAGTCAAGAACTTCAATGCAGACGGTGTTGAACTGAATGTTCCAGGAGCAGCAGATGATGAAACACCTGCAGATGGAACAACTGATGCACAGGCAGCAGTAGATCAAACAGCCGCAAGTGCCGCTCCTCAACAATTGGCACAACAAACTGCCTAATCACTCTTGACAACACATTCAATCTGTAGTACTATATAATACTAAAGAGAGAAAGAAACAATATTATTATGACTGCACCTCCACCATTTATAGAAAAATATCAATACCAATCCCTAAAACAAGTAAACGATCCAATCGCTAAGAAAAGAGTATATGTCACACCCGACGGTGAAAAACTTCCAAGTGTAACAACTATTCTTAGTTCTACAAAAGATATGACTCATCTTAATGAGTGGAAAAAACGAGTTGGCGAAAAAGAAGCACAAAGGATTACCACAGAAGCAGCAGGAATCGGAACGGCTATGCACGCCAATCTTGAAAGATTTTTGTGCGGAATGGATAGACAACCAGGCAATAATGTTGTTCACGTTCAAGCAAACAAAATGGCAGATGTAATCATACAAAATGGATTATCAAATGTAAATGAAGTTTGGGCAATGGAACAAGCACTTTACTTTCCAGGATTATATTCAGGAACAACAGACCTGTGTGGTGTGTTCAACGGCAAGCCTGCAATTATGGATCACAAACAAACTAATAAGCCTAAAAAAGAAGAATGGGTTGAAGATTATAAACTACAACTAGTAGCCTATGCTATGGCACATAATGAAGTTTATGGCACAGATATCAAAACAGGCGTGGTGTTTATGTGTTCAAGAGATCTACAATATCAACAGTTTGAAGTTACTGAAGAAACATTTCCTAAATACCGCGATATGTGGTTAGATAAAGTAGAAGAATACTATAATTCTAAAAGATAATATACTACTATAATACAAACGCAGACACAGTTTGTTCTAAGTAGATAAATACTTAAAACATTTAATGGAGCAAAAATAGTGGCTGTCGTACAAATATCTAAAATACAAATTAGAAGAGGACAAAAGAATTCTTCTACTGGTGTACCACAACTTAGTTCAGCAGAACTAGCGTGGGCTGTTGATACACAAGAGATGTTCATTGGTAATGGCAGTGTTGAAGAAGGTGCTCCTTATGTTGGTAATACAAAAATCCTTACCGAACACGATAATATTTTAGAACTTGCTTCCAGTTATAGGTTTGCTTCAGATGATCCATCTATTACACTTAGCACACCAAGAGCACTCTTAGGAAAAATTGATGAAATAGAAGTAAGTGTTGCTGACTTTGGTGCAGTAGGTGACGGATCAACAGATTGTGTTCAGGCATTTGAAAATGCATTCAATCAACTTTTTAGAAACACAGATCCAAAGTATAAAAAAGTTTTAACTATTCCTAACGGAGAATATCTATTCCTTTCAGGATTAGAAATACCTAGCAATGCAATTATACGAGGTGAAACACCAACTGGTGCTATACTACATCTCGATACACATAATATTACATTTGTTACAAGCACAGGAGATGTGCTAGTTGATTTCAACAGCACCAACAGACCACAAGACATTCATATTAGTAATTTAACTATAAGACGAAGCAGTGGTCAAGTGGTGTTGACAGGTGTTAAAGATTCATCTTTTGATGCTGTATCATTTGTAGGCGAGTATGTACTTGGCAATCCTGTTACTAACCTATCTACTGAGCCAGGTGCTGTGATTTGGTCGAATGATATTCCAGGTATCAAAGTAGAGAACATTAAATTTTCTAACTGCAAATTCAATTATAATAGCGTGTCATTAAAATGTAATCAAACTATACAAACTGACACAACAATGAACTTTAATAATTGTGAATTCTTTGTTAATGATACATCGTTCTTTGTCAACGGAGTGAGTGGACAAGGAAACATTTGGCAAATAAAAGATTCTAATTTTACACAAATTTCTACACAGATTTTTTCAAGCAATAATGGATACGGTACTAAGTTTCAACGTTGTAACTTTAAGGACTGTGGTAATGGTACAGGCACAGCAGCACTACCTACATCATCAATGATTTCATTTGGTGAAAGTAGAGACAATCTTGTTTTAGATTGTATTAGTGATAGACAACAGGCAGCAGGCGTTGTTGCAAGTGAACTTGTAGATAGCATTTCAGAAGTTTCTAACAGTGATTATACATCATTGATTAACAGAAACTTTGCTGACATCTATCTAACTGACAGTTTCCGTCCTATTATTGTTGTAAGTGCATTCAATAATTTTATCACATTAAACTATGTGTTGAGATTAGGCGATCACGTAAGAATGGGAAAAATTGATTTGGCAATTGGTGACGACAAGTCAAAAGTAAGTCTAAGCGACGAATTCAAATACAGTGATTCAACTGCATCTTCACCAGGTGGACTTGTGATGACAAACTTTGAGTTCAAAGCAGAACTACGAGACAATGATTCAGATAGTGGCATTGAAACTATTGTATTATTTTATAAAAATCCTATTGCTACAGGTGCGCTAGGCACTATATCATTTGATGTGTCATACGGCGTATAGAGTTTTCCAAGCACTTTACTCTGATACAACTTATAATACATAAGAACACAAGGAAGATTGATTACTTTTTTTCCTTGCATTTCGCGACAAAAGGTGCTACAATACTCTATAACAAATGGTATAAGAGTGTTGAAACCATCATCAGCAGAAGGTTTGTTACACTTTAATAAATACCTCTGTAGTTATTAAAAAGAGAAGGCAATATGACAAAAGAAATATATATCACGAAGCGTTCCGGCTCCAAGGAAAAACTAGACCTAGACAAAATGCATTTTGTAGTTGAAGAAGCCTGTAAAGGTTTATCAGGAGTTTCTTCTTCACAGATTGAGATGAATGCAGATTTACAATTTTACGACGGTATGACAACCGATGAAATTCAAAATATTCTAATTAGAAGTGCTAATGATTTGATTTCATTAGAATCTCCTAATTATCAATATGCAGCAGCAAGATTATTATTATACAGTTTACATAAAAAAGTTTATGGTCAGTACACACACCTATCGCTTTCTCAGGTTATTAATAAAAATATAGAACGTGGTGTATATGATCCTGCAATTAAAGAAAAATATACACAAACCGAATTGAAAAAAATGAATACGTGGATCAAACACGATCGTAACGAAGAATTTACATATGCTGGTCTTCGTCAGGTTGTGGATAAGTATTTGTGTCAAGACAGAAGCAACGGAGATATTTTTGAAACTCCGCAGTTTATGTATATGATGATAGCCGCAACTCTTTTTGCAGACTATCCAAAGGAGACACGTTTAAACTACGTGAAGAAATATTATGACGCGACCTCACTTTTTAAAATCAACATCCCAACCCCTGTTATGGCAGGAGTCCGTACTCCTATTCGTCAGTTTGCCTCTTGTGTTCTTGTTGATGTGGATGATACTCTTCCTAGTATCTTTAGCTCTAATAGCGCGATCGGTTATTACATTGCTCAAAGGGCAGGAATTGGAATCAACTCGGGACGAGTACGAGCAATCAATTCTAAAATCAGAGGCGGAGAAGTAGCACACACAGGTGTTGTTCCTTTTCTAAAAGTCTACGAAGCAACAGTAAGAAGTTGTACACAAAATGGTGTGCGTGGTGGTAGTGCTACTACACACTTCCCTATTTGGCATTATGAAATTGAAGATATTCTAGTTCTTAAAAACAACAAAGGTACAGAAGACAATCGTGTTCGTAAACTAGATTATTCAATTCAGATTAACAAATTGTTCTATGAAAGGCTGTTAGCCGGTCAAGACATTACTCTTTTCTCGCCACACGAAGTTCCAGAAGTATACGATGCTTTTTACTCAGGCGATAATGATGCTTTCCAAAAAGCATATGAAGCAGCCGAAAGAAAGACTTCGATACGTAAGAAGAAAATTAAAGCAATGGATCTATTTGGAGACTTGCTAAAAGAACGTGCTGAAACAGGTCGTATCTACATTATGAATATTGACCACGCAAACAGTCACAGTTCATTTAAAGATCCTATCTATATGAGTAACTTGTGTCAGGAGATTACATTACCAACCAAACCTATTCAACATATTGATGATGAAGAAGGGGAAATTGCTCTTTGTATTCTTAGTGCAATCAATGTTGGACTGATCAATCATCTAGAAGAATTAGAAAACTTATGTGATCTCGCTGTAAGAGCATTGGAAGAAATTATCGACTATCAAGGATATCCTGTTAAGGCTGCTGAAGTAAGCACAAAAGCAAGACGTTCACTAGGTATAGGTTATATTGGACTAGCACATTATCTTGCTAAGAACAAAGTAAAATACAGCGACAAAAAAGCCTGGAAAATTGTACACGAATTATCTGAAGCATTCCAGTACTATCTGCTAGTTGCTTCAAACGAATTAGCCAAAGAAAAAGGCGCCTGTGATTACTACAACAAAACAAAGTATGCAGATGGTATTTTACCTATCGATACATACAAAAAAGATATTGATGATGTAGTCAAAGCAACACTAAAATATGATTGGGATGATCTGCGCAAAGATATCAAAGAACACGGCCTACGTCACAGCACATTGTCTGCACAAATGCCTTCGGAGAGCAGTTCTGTTGTGTCGAACGCAACAAACGGAATCGAACCACCTAGAGCATACTTGTCTATTAAGAAGTCAAAGAAAGGTCCTCTCAAACAAGTTGTTCCACAGTATCATCAGTTGAAAAACTTTTATACACTGTTATGGGATATGCCTAGTAACGAAGGGTACATCAATATTGTAGCAGCAATGCAAAAATTCTTTGATCAAGCAATTAGTGGTAACTGGAGTTATAATCCAACTCACTTTGAGAACAATGAAGTTCCACTCAGCGTTATGATGAAAGATATGCTAACCACATATAAAATGGGTTGGAAAACAAGTTACTATCAAAACACCTATGACTTCAAAGGTGAAGAAGATAACGTCCAACCAGCAGGTTTGGAAGAAACTGTAGTTGACACACAAGTAAATGGTGCTACAATGAACGGCACTATGAATGGTCACGTTAACGGTCACGTAAACGGTCACGCCAATGGGGGCGAGACTGTTCCATCAGAAGATTTAGATGGCGAAGAGTGCGAGGCTTGCAACATATAACGAGTATATGACAAGAAAGAGAGAGCAGAAGAAATTGGGAAAGACAGTATTCAATAAGAATAAAGTGGACTTCACTAAACAGTTTATGTTTTTTGGAGAGGATCAGAATACGCAAAGGTATGATGTTTTTAGATACCCGGAGTATGATAAACTAAACCAAACAATGTTAGGTTACTTCTGGCGTCCAGAAGAAGTTTCGCTTCAAAAGGATAGAGCAGATTATCAAGACTTCCGTGAAGAACAAAAACATATCTTTACAAGTAACTTGAAATATCAAACACTGCTTGACAGTGTGCAAGGACGTGGTCCTTGTTTGGCTTTCTTGCCTTACTGCTCTAATCCAGAACTAGAAAGTTGTATTGTATGTTGGGACTTCCAAGAAACTATTCACAGTCGTTCATATACACACATTGTAAAAAATGTTTATCCAGATCCTAGTGAAGTATTTGACACAATTCTAGATGATAAAGAAATTATCGCACGAGCAGAAAGTGTAACTAGAGAGTACGATAACTTTAATGCAATCGCTGAACAATATTTTCATCACAACAAAGGCGATATGTATGAAGTAAAAAAAGCATTGTATAAAGCAATGATGACTGTAAACATTCTTGAAGGTTTACGTTTCTATGTATCATTTGCTTGTACATTTGCATTTGGTGAACTTAAACTTATGGAAGGTTCAGCAAAGATTATTTCACTTATTGCTAGAGATGAAGCAACACACTTAAATCTTTCAACACACATTCTAAAGCATTGGGCCAAAGGTAACGATGATCCGGACTTTGTTAAGATTGCTAAAGAATGTGAAGAAGAAGTTTATGATATGTGGAGACAATGTGTTGATGAAGAAAAGCGTTGGGCAGACTATCTTTTTGAAAAAGGCAGTATTGTTGGACTAAACTCTAACTTATTACACGCTTATGTTGAATTCATTGCTAACAAGAGATTAAAAGCACTTGGATTAAAGACGATTTATGATCGTCCTCTTAATCAAAATCCTTTGCCGTGGACACAGCATTGGTTAAGTAGTAGCGGATTACAGGTTGCTCCACAAGAAACTGAAGTAGAAAGTTATATTGTGGGCGGCGTTAAACAAGACGTTGAAAAAGATACCTTTAAAGGTTTCACCCTGTAAATTTAGATAAGTATTGTTATGTACAAAGCACAATTTAAAAAGCATTCGCCTTATGAAAGTTGGACAACATTTGGCACTTATGGTAGCGAAACACAGGCTATTTCTGCGGCATTGCAAAAGAAACGTGCAGGTGTTATAATGATACGTGTAGTAGATAAAAAAGGATCAACTGTATACTCAGGATAATTTATGCTCATCAATATTCAATACTTTTTTATAAAATTAATTGATTGGAAAATAGCATTACTAAAAAAGTTTAGAAGTTTTATAACCGGAGAATACAAATACAAATTTTCGGATAAGGAACTTGAAAAACAAATTAACAGATGGAGACACACACGATGATTTTAATTTACGGTAAACCTCAATGTCCGTATTGCGATAAAGCAAAAGCAATATGTGAACAACGTGGTTTTCAATATGAATACAAGACACTAGGTACAGACTACACAAGAGAAGAACTGTTAGAAACATTTCCCGGTGCAAGAACAGTTCCTCAAATTGTTATTAACGGTCTAAAAGTTGGCGGATACGATGCTTTCACACAGTATCTAGACGATACAGGTTACAACGGAACTGGACATTCATTATGATTATCGAAACACCCTATAAAGTAAATGATGTTGTATCGATAAAACTTTCAAGTGGCGAAGAACTAGTTGGAAAACTAGTTGATGAGTCAGGAGATACTGTTACACTTTCTAAACCATTGATGCTTTCAATGACACAAAAAGGTATGGGGTTAGCACCTTATATGTTTACAGTAGATCCTGAATCTAAAATCAGTTTCAACGAAAAGAATATTATTACAGTAGCCAAGACAATGGAAACTATGGCGAAACAATATATTCAAAGTACTACAGGCCTAGTAACCTAATGCCGGGTGTCAGCAGAGATAATGACACTGCTGTTGGAGATTTAATTCCAAGCCAACCAAATGTTTTTGCTAATAACGAACTAGTCATTGTTGACGGCGACGATGTACAAGGACACGGTCCTGGTGAACACGCAGGCCCAACTATGATAGCAGGTTCGAACAATGTGTTTGTTCACAATATACCAATTGTAAACCGAGGTGATAAAGCAACCTGTGATGATGTTTCTACTGGAAGTCCAAATGTAAGTGCTGGTGATCCTGGACAGGTTATTACTGCTACTGTTAATAATGTAGTCATAAGTGTTTTTATTCCAGATGATCCGACCACTGCTGTTGAAGCCGCTATTCCACTTATCGAAACCGCGGGTGTAAATGCACCTAGCGATGACCATTATGATAACGGTGCAGCCGATGGCGGCGGGTCAGGAGTAGGCACAGGGCCAACCAGAGAAGGTAACTTTGCTACAACTACTAATCCTACGTATACTACTGATGCCGCAACAACATCTACACCAAACCCAGGACCAACAGATAGTGCACCGGCATCAAATACCAGTGGTAACAACGATGTTCCTGCACCTACTGAAGAAGAACTATCCGATGTGTATGCTATTCAATTAAGTCCTAATTTTACTGTAGCAGATATGACATTAAGTGCAGTGTTCCCTCACTCAATACAGGCACAAAAAGGTTATACAATAGCTCAGATAGTAGAACATCTTAGAGGCCTTGCAGTTAATATAATGGAACCACTTGCAAGTAGATGGGGGAGGTTCCGAATCAACAGTGGCTTTAGACGAGGAACTGCACGTAGTCAACATACCAACGGTATGGCGGTAGATGTACAATGGCCAGAAGATTTTAGTTTAGGACGCAACGGCCAAGCAGCAAAAATGGAAGAGATCTGTAAATGGTGTAGAGACAATTTACCTGTAGATCAACTAATTTATGAACACGGCAACTTTATTTGGCTACACCTAAGTTATGATATTAACAAAAGCACACAAAGAGGTGCTGTTTTAACTTACTATCCTCAGCGTAGTCCAAATTATCAAGCAGGAATAACCAATTATTATTCATAATCGGTTAAGTAGTTGATAACTAATTACGAAAGCGAGGTTTATATGAACCAAATAAAAAGATATATGTATATGGCTATCGGCTTCTTTTGTGTCGGTATGGCGTATATTGGAATAATAACTCCAGGTATTCCTTTTTCAATTTTTCTTGTTATAGCAGCCTGGGCTTTTGCTAAAAGTTCTCCAAAAATGGAAGCGTGGTTATACAATCATCCTTGGTTTGGAAAATTTTTAACAAACTGGAACAAGAAACGTGTGTTTCCTACAAAAGGAAAATACGCAATGATTATTGTAATGGCAACAACTCTTGCCTTTACTTTTTACGCAACAGGTAATGTAAAAGCAGTCCTATGGTCAGGTGCATTTATGTTAGGTGTTGCTATATGGGCTTGGAGATATCCCGGTTCAGTTGAAGAATGGCAACGAAGAAAAGATGCCGGAGAAAAGATTGCTTGGTTAAGATAAATGAGATGTGAAGCAGGTGATTTAGCAAAGGTACTTTATTCTATCAGAAAAGAAAATATTGGTAAAATTGTTCTTGTAGAAAAGTACATTGGAAAGTTTAAAGCAGGGGATACTTTTGACTTTAGAGGTATCTCCTGTATGATTCCGATACCAGATCATTACTGGTGGATATCAGGAGAAGGGTTAAGCAATCTATTTGGCGATACACCTAAAGCATATATCCCAGACAGTTGGTTAGAACCGATACGCCCTGAAAAGGATAGAATAAAACAAAAAGAAAAAGCACCAGACGAAGTTGCAGCCTAATTTGGTTAATCTTATCTAAAAAACTGTTTGACACACAGTTCCTTGTGTGTTACATTAATAATATGATCACGCAAGAACAATATAATTCACTTAAAGAATACTATGACTGGCAAAGAGTCATAGAATACAATCGCGAAGAAGTATACATCAAAGCAGAAAAGATCGTTGAAGGTATGAAGGAACAGGACGTTGAATTAGATGTTGACAGAGTGTTCGAAGAACTTTGGAATGATACAGATCAAGACTCATACGAAAATCCGATTCCGGATACTTGGAAACCCAAGAATAAAAATCTACATATAGAAGGTATAGACATATAAAAACACAGGGCTTCTAGCTCAATTGGTTAGAGCCGGCCGCTCATAACGGTCTGGTTGTCGGTTCGAGTCCGGCGGGGCCCACCATCTTTCCCCTGGTAGTTTAATGGTAAAACGGCATCCTTATAAGGTGTA